GAGGTCGTACATATGGTGACGGTGACGTTGAGATAGATGATCCAGCAGTGCAGATGATGCTTGATGCAGGAATTTTAACTTTAAATCCAGAGGCTGAAAAGGCATACAACGCTATTTCTCCTGCAAAACGTGCAGAAATTAGGAGAATAATTGATAGGTTCCAAGCCGATCAAGCACAGCGAACAGACAATCCTAATGCACAAAGAACAGACAATCCTAATGCACAAAACGCACCAGGATCATTATTTGATTTATTAGGCGATTCAACAGAACTAGATAGAATTTCATCGTTAGCCGGTTTAAAATAATCGGCTAACATATTAAAAATCTTGCAAAAAACAGTTGACAAGATAAATAACATTGTGTAGTATTATAACTGTGCTACACATTAAAGGCACAAATGCATAGGCAATTATAAGGAGGCATAACTATGGCATCATTAGCAGAAATCAGAGCAAAGCTCAAAGAACAAGAAAACCGTGCAGGTGGTAACTCAAACACTGGTGGCGGTGATAACGCAATTTACCCATTTTGGAATATGAAAGAAGGCGACACGGCAACGTTACGCTTTTTGCCTGATGGCGACTCGTCAAACACTTTCTTCTGGAAAGAGCGTTTGATGATTAAACTTCCATTTGCAGGTGTGAAAGGTGAAACTGATTCACGTCCGGTACAAGTACAAGTTCCATGTATGGAAATGTACGGAGAGTCATGTCCAATTCTAAGCGAAGTACGTGGCTGGTTTAAAGATCCATCACTAGAAGATATGGGTCGTAAGTATTGGAAAAAGCGTTCTTATATTTTCCAAGGCTTTGTTGTTGATGATCCACTTAAAGAAGATTCAACTCCAGATAATCCGATTCGTCGTTTTATTATTGGTCCGCAAATCTTCCAATTAATCAAAGCAGCACTTATGGATCCAGATATGGAAGAACTACCAACAGATTACACTGCTGGTGTAGACTTCCGTTTGTCAAAAGGTTCAAAAGGTGGTTACGCAGATTACGGTGCAAGTAACTGGGCACGTAGAGAGCGTCCACTAGGTGATGCAGAGATGGCAGCAATCAACAATAACGGATTGTTTAATCTCAATGACTTCCTTCCTAAAAAGCCAGGTGATGTAGAACTTAAAGTTCTTACTGAAATGTTTGAAGCAAGTGTGGATGGAGAGGCATATGATCCAGATCGTTGGAGTCAATACTTCCGTCCAGCAGGCATGGCAGCACGTACTGGTGATCCAGTAGCAGCATCTAATCCTGCACCTACTCCTGCACCGTCAGCACCTACTCCTGCACCAGCAGCAGTTGAAGAAGACGACATTCCTTTTAAATCTAATGAGGAAGTTGCAGCAGAAGCAGCACCAGCAGAAGGCGGTGCTCAAGACATTCTTGCAATGATCAGAGCACGTCAGAATCAGTAAAAACAATGCTGTAGACTTGTAATGCAAAAAAACAAGTCTACAGCCTTTAACGGCTTTTTTTAGGAGGTACATATGACTACAAAAGCATTCGATCCTTCAAAGTTTCGAAACTCATTAACAAAATCTATTAAAGGTATGAGTGCAGGCTTTAACGATCCACAAGACTGGGTCAGCACAGGCAACTATGCACTTAACTATCTTCTTAGCGGTGATTTCCGTAAAGGTATTCCGCTAGGCAAAGTAAGTGTTTTTGCTGGCGAATCAGGTGCTGGTAAATCGTATATTGTAAGCGGTAACATTGTAAAGTCAGCACAAGAACAAGGTATCTTTGTTGTTCTTATTGACAGTGAAAACGCACTCGACGAATCGTGGCTTCAAGCATTAGGTGTACAAACCAGCGAAGACAAACTACTAAAACTTAACATGGCAATGATCGATGACGTTGCTAAAACTATCTCAACATTCATGGACGATTATCGTGGCATGGACGAAGATGATCGTCCTAAGGTGTTGTTTGTAGTTGACTCGTTGGGTATGCTTATGTCGCCAACTGAAGTTAACCAGTTTGAAGCTGGTGATATGAAAGGTGACATGGGTCGTAAAGCTAAAGCATTGAAAGCACTAGTTACGAACTGTGTGAATATGTTTGGCTCATATAATGTAGGTATGTGTGTTACTAACCATACTTACGCATCGCAAGATATGTTTGATCCTGATGATAAGATTTCAGGTGGTAGTGGTTTTATCTATGCATCAAGTATGGTTGTTGCTATGAAAAAACTAAAACTAAAAGAAGATGCAGACGGCAACAAAACTTCAGAAGTAAACGGTATTAGAGCAGCGTGTAAAGTTATGAAAACACGTTACAACAAACCGTTTGAAGGTGTACAAGTTAAGATTCCATATGAAACAGGTATGGATCCTTATAGTGGACTTTTTGATATGTTTGAAAAACGTGGTCTTGTTGAAAAGCAAGGCAACCGTTACAAGTATATTACAAGTGACGGAGAAGAAATTCTTGAATATCGTAAAAATTGGACTGGCGACAAACTCGAGTTGATCATGTCGGATCTACCAGCAAAAGAAGCACAATTGGTAAATATCGACAATACAGACGAAGAAGCTGTAATTGATCATAACGAGGAGTTAGTCGATAATGAATGAAGAATTTGTTGCTGATATTTGGACGCTATTTAAACCATACTTTGATAAAAAACATTTGGAAATAGCAGCTGAAAAGTTTGTGGATGTTATTATAGATTACGGTCTTGATGACACACAACTTCAAGACATGCTTGGAACTGACAAGCATCTTGACGCTGCTATACAATATTATCTTGAGATGGATGAAGTAGATCCTGATGCATATGACGAATGGGATGATTAATGGGATGGTATAGTCAAGTAAGTCGTGATATTACACAAATACCCGCGGCTGTACAGCACTTTGAAACCGAACTAATTGAAGCAAAACGTGAATGTAATATCAGTGGCAGTATTGAAAAAGCTGCCGCTGCTATGCCAGGCATTGTTGAGCATCGTTTCAATCAACTGCAAGAAATTGAAGCAATACTTGAATACTTAAATATTGAGCTGCGTAAATTACGTAGCTCATATTTCAAAAAATATCTAGAAAATTATCAACGTGCATTGAGCAGTCGTGATGTAGAAAAATATGTTGACGGCGAAGCTGATGTGTGTGATTACGAAAAAATTATCAACGAATTTGCATTAGTAAGAAACAAATGGTTAGGTGTACTCAAAGCACTTGATCAAAAACAATGGCAACTTACTAATATTGTTAAACTCAGAGTTGCTGGTATGGAGGATGCAACTTTGTAAATAACATATGAGCAAAGTTGTATTAGTTACAGGTGGATTTGATCCACTGCATAGCGGACATATCGAATATTTTAAAGCAGCAAAAAAACTAGGCGATCACCTTGTAGTAGGTGTTAACAGCGACGAATGGCTTACTCGTAAAAAAGGTAAGCCATTCATGCCTTTTGAAGAACGGGCTGCAATCATAAAAGAACTATCTGTTGTTGACGAAGTTATTGGATTTAACGACAGCGACAATAGTGCATGTAATGCTATAGGGCAAATATTAGCAACCAAGGGCACTAGTTGGAAAGTTATATTTGCCAACGGCGGTGATCGAACTAAAGCAAACATTCCAGAATATCAAACATACAAAGATAACAAAGATGTACATTTTGTTTGGGGTGTAGGCGGCATTGATAAAAAGAATTCAAGCAGCTGGATACTTAAAGAATGGAGTCAGCCTACTACAGAACGTGCTTGGGGTAAGTACACTGTATTAGATAAAGGCGAAGGTTGGCAAGTAAAACAATTAGCGTTTGATGCAGGTAAAGCATTGAGCGATCAGCGACACTTTAAACGTTCAGAACATTGGCATGTTATTGAAGGTAATATTGAAATAACGTTGCAGTACGACGGCGAAGAAAAATGTACATATGTAGTGCCGCAAGGACACAGTATAGATATACCTGCACTGTGCTGGCATAAGGCAGTTAATAATGACAAAATTACTGCTCGTGTAATTGAAGTTTGGATGGGCAACGAACTCACTGAAGAAGATATTGAAAGAAGAGATTAATGAAAGTATTTGTAGGATATGACACAAGAGAAGATATCGCATATCAAGTTTGCAAACACAGTATTGAAACTAAGAGCAAATTAGCTGATGTACGTCCCCTAAAACAACAGGAACTACGTGACGCAGGATGGTATACAAGACCAATAGATAAACTAGCAAGTACAGAGTTTACATTCACACGTTTCCTTATACCAGAACTTATGAACTTTAAAGGTTGGGCTGTGTTTATGGACTGTGATATGATTCTTACAACAGACATAAAAGAACTGTTTGATCAAGCAGACGACAAGTATGCAGTTATGTGTGTACAGCATGATTACACACCCAAAGAAGGCACAAAGATGGACGGACAAAAACAAACTATCTATCCACGTAAAAATTGGTCAAGTGTTATGCTGTTTAATTGTTCTCATCCTTCTAACAAAAAACTCACAATGGACTTAGTTAACGACCCTGAAATAAATGGTGCATATTTACATAGATTTAGTTGGTTAGATGATAACGAAATTGGAGAACTTGACAAGTCATGGAATTGGTTAGCAATGGAATATCCTGAAAAAAATGATTTGGATATTATTCATTATACACTTGGAACGCCATGTTTTAAGGATTATGAAAA